TCATCTTGAGAACACGGATATTTGCAAGGAAAATCAAAAAGGATATATTTGCACTTGTATCATCACGTTTGCGCAACTCTGTATAAATATGCTCAAGCTCGGAAGCACCCCACCAAGTTTCTGCAATTTCTTCCCAATATGGGAGTTCGCGACCAACCAATTTAATTATACGCGAATGATGAATATTATATGTTTTGCCTGTTGTGTTGTCTGAAATTAAATAATAAGCTGGTTTGCCAAAATCAGGAGATTCAATATCATCAACAAGAGAAACAGAAGGTGAAACACCTGACCAACGATCAATTAAAAAACATCCTGTATAATCACCCGGCATAATTGTATTATAATCAAGTGGCTGTGATAAATCCTCCTGATTTTTGAGCATTGGGACTAGGATACAACCGCCATACAAACGCGCCCATTTTAAACATTGCAGAAACTTCTTTTTTGTCTCCGTCCTTGTCCAAGCTTGTTGTATTTTTGTAATTTTATTTGGATCAATTTGTGACTGTATTTCAAACCAATTCTTCAACATTTCATTCGCTGGTTTATCAATAATCGCTTTTGCAATCCAGTTATTACGATAAAGCACGTTTAACGTCCAATAATCCCAAGTAAAACGCTCCATTACATAGCGCCCGGCCTGTGCTAAATTACTGCTTCCAATTCCCAAATTTGCCGGAGCATTAGAGTAAGCATCAAGAGCTTTTTTAACAGAAATGATATCAGGTTTATTATCAATAATCCCCGGTGCAATCTGTTGTAATTTATCCTGCGCTCGTGCTCTATTTTTCTTTTTACTCATATTCTAACTCCATTCTTTTCTTTAACTTATAGTTTCTTTCTTTCTTCCAATACCTCAAATATTCTTCAATTAAATTATTCACATCGCCGTCAAGCCCTAATGTCAAAGCATGCTCCATAGCATCAATATAATATTGCATACAATTACTAACAACTGAGCATGCTTCGCCCCAACTATATCCAGTTTGGTTTGTTGGCTTATAATTCAAAACACTTTGAGCATAGCTTGCATTACAAACACTTTCATCATATTCAATCGCAAGTTCAACAAATGTATCTGCATCTTCCGAAACTTTATCATAATATTCCATGCACATACTATGTATTCTATCAAACTTTTTCCCAATTGCATGTGTATGTATATGTTTCATATCATTCGCAACAACTACGGATACATAGTACAACTTTTCTAAAGGCCCCACTTTTTACACCTCCCATATATGACAAAGGAGGCGGTGAAAAATCACCGCCTTGCCTTTACTGAATTTCATTCCCGTTTTCATCGTACATTTTGCAATCAAAAGAACACTGATAAAAACAATAATATTTCATTCGACCAATCGAAAAAACTCTATCATTTTTACTGCTGTCATCCAGCATAATCCATTTGCCATTAACAAGACCGTAAATCACATTATCGGAATCAATCTTGAAAGAATCATACTTAACATTAAAATCAAACTTATTCATTTTTAAATCTCCTTTTTCATTATCTTTTTCTTTTTATGGTTCTCTCTTTCTATATATATAATAACACATCAACAAAGAAATGTCAAGCACTTTTTCAAAAAATATTTACATAAATACTTCGTAATCTGAACATGTAGAATAAATTATATATCGTAAAGCATCACACCAATGGTCATTCATTTTAAGCGGTGCTTCTATCCCGCGCAATGCTTTTTTATCATCCCAAATATACAATCCAAGACCCATTACCAGGCCAATACAATTATCTTTATTTATTTTTATCCTGCCTTGTGTGAACATGCTTGCTACCATGCTTATACCGGATAATACATCATTATCAGCATCAAATGCTTTTAAATTTCTCCGCATACAAGCAAGACTAAGACTTTCGGCGGACGGATCAATATAAATACCGCCATACTTTTTATCACCAACAAACTCTAATAAATCATTTGCATATTCTTCATCCGTTTTTTGTTTAAAACTCTTTTTACTATCCCAAGTATATTCGCGGTCAATATAATATACAGATTTATGTGTATCTGGATCGGTATATTTATATGCCTCCAAAAATACACAAGGATTGACCGTGCCATAGTCAACCCCATAAATTGCTGGTATATCTCCCTCTCTAACAAAAGCCGGAAGAATTTTTTCGCGCTCTGCATTGGTGTAATAAGTATCATCCCTAATATTTGAATAAATCACGCCATCAGAAAACGCCCATTCACCAAGAATAAAACGTTTAAAAAAGATACCGCTAAATCTATTATAATATCCTTGTATTGTCTCTTTACTTAATGATGGATTGTCGTACAACATAAAATGAATAACAAATACATTCCGTTCCTCTGCTTTGTCTACCCACTCTTGTTTAAACCAGTGTCGCGGCCCATCTGGATTACAATTAAACCATAACTTACTCCCTGTTACTGAGCATCTACCTATTACTTGCTCAACAAATGATCTAGGCATTAACGCAACTTCATCAAGCATAGCCCCGGCCAATGTAATACCTTGTACTAATGCCGCGCTACTTTCATCTTTACCACCAAAGATATAGTATCTGTTTTGCCGTCCTTTAAAAGCAACTACTAAATATCCCTCTGTCCTCTTGTCTACTACCTTGTACCCTCTTAATTTAAGCATTTCAATTAACGGGGTAATCACATTTCGCCTTACGCTTCCAACCGTCTTGCCGCATATCGCAAAATTATTATTTTTAAACTTCTGCATGCTCCAAAATAAAAAAGAGAGCGACATACAGATCGTCTTGCCCGCACGTATAGAACCTTCCGCTATCACTCCAAAACGATTTTTTAAAGGGCTTTTCTCTGTCCACCATGTTAATAGTTGTAATTGCTTTTTTGAAAATGGTTCATATTTCATAAACTTTCCTCCCTTCTATCTTACTTCTAGTTCCATTTTCAACAAATCAAAGTAATACACCTAACAGCATACAAACTCTTTTTTTATCACAATATACTTTCCAATCCTCTGTTGACATAGTTTTAAGATACTTCTTTTTGGCTTCCATACATTCGTCTTTTGCAACTTTCTTTTGTTCATTCAAATTCATTTTCACTTCCACCTTTCTTCCTTTTCATAGCTCTTTCTAATGCTTAGACAAGTTCAAATGCTTGTTTAATTTCCTTTGTCGCCTTTCTCTCTACAAATCCCTTAAATACTCGCAAAATCCCATTGATATTAAATACATGATATTTAGTACCATTCTTAGAGATATATTCCGTTTGTTCGCCATTCTTCAAAGTGATCTTTTCCATTATCTTTTCTTCCTTTCTTTTATCTCGATTATTTTAGTTCCCTTCCTCTTTACACTTATATAATACCACTGATTTCTATTTTTGTCAAGACTTTTTCTCAAAAAACTTGATTTATTTTTCAAACTATTTTAAGCCAGAACCTCAATAACCTGAGCATTTTTAATTACAAGTTCGCCCGGGTCTTCGCCATATTCGCACATATCGCCAACGACAACAGCGGCATGATCACCATAATAGGCTTTAATATTCTCAATGTCATTGATACCGATAATGCAAACACCATCCAAATCAATGTCAGTTTCTTCACCATTGTCCCAAACTTTGGAGGTGTGACCCAGGCTACCAAGTTCAAAGGGAATCCCATCTTGAACGCGAATCCCAATGCACTCAAAATCATAAAACAGTTCATCGGCCAGCTCTTTAGCTCTTTTAATCATTTCATCAGTAACAAACATCGTAGCCATTTTAATATCTCCTTTAACTTTTTTATTTTCTTTTCCCTTGCTGTGATTATATTATAACAGAGCTTATCATATTTGTCAATAGATTTTTAAAAAAATATTTCTATTTTTATTTTACTCCAATCTAATTATCATTTTCATCATTTTTAGAGATTTAATAATATGATCTTCTGCCCACTCGCTACAGCTCTCATAATTTTTGAATGGACATTTATGGCAAGCAGTTTTCCGGCAACAAAAGGAATCAAATGCATCAAAAAACGAATTAAATTCTTTCCCGCTCACAGTATCAATAAATTTCATTTTCGATATACCTTTTCTAAATAATTTCTAACTTCCCGTAGTGTTGCGAATTCACCAACAAGAAATTTATTTCCATCTGAATAAACTTTCTTTAGTTGATATTTATTTCTTCCTTCTAATCGCTCCACTAAATACCTTTTATCCTTTGTCTGATATTCTCCCGTATTTTCCAGCCTTACAAGAGCTACACGCATTTTTAGTGCCTCCTTACGCGGCGAAAGCTAAAATTATTCCAGAGAAAAGAAATGTGGGAATTAAAAATAAAGCTACCATAGCACAAAGCGCAATCCCTAGAATAAAAATAACCATAAAGAAAGCGCTCTGGCGATTTCTCCATCCCACCACAATCATAAAGATGGGAATTACAATAATTGCAAACAAAATTACAAACGGGAGAAACATTCTAATAAAATTTTCCATTTTCCTTTACTCCTTTATTTTTTATTTTCTTTTCAATTTAATGCGTGTAGCCCTGTAAGACTGTATCTATATAATACACTCATTTATTTCATTTGTCAATATATTTTTTAAAAAATTTTATTTTATTTTTTTCTACTACTCTCTAATTGCGGAATATAATAAACAAATTTCCAACGCTTTTCTTTATTTATTTTTTTATAAATTGCATTTCCATGTGGCCTATTTTTTCTATCAAACAAAGACAAAGGAATATAAGTATTCCCTGCTAATGTTGTAAAAGGTTTTTCTCCTCTTTTTATAATATTTCTTGCTATTTCATAATTTAATTCGTCACGTTTATTTTTCTCTGGAATTCTTTTTGGTTGAAAATAAACAAACTCAGGAATTTCATACCACATATCATTATGCAACTGATAAACCACATAACCTCTAAAATTTTTCTTTTTATCAAAAACTTTTATTGCTTTATAACTATTTCCGTTTCTGCTATAATAAGTTTTTTCAGCTTGTTCTATGATCAATTTTGCTGTATAACGGTTTACTGCCATTTTATTTCCCTTAATATAGCAAATGCCGGACTACAAAAGTAGTCCAGCTTTGCATATCTATACGGCACGCCATTTATTTGAATCTGATTCAATTTCCATTTCCACCAATTCCATAATACAATAGTTTGCCATATCCAACAAAGTATCATAAATACTTTCGTCTGCCACCTTCTGATTTTTCCCAGAAAGTAAAGATTCAAGCCTCATATACTTGTCAAACAAACGAACCAAAATTGCATTTGGAAAACGCTTTCTTAGTTCAGAAAAAGAATCACCATAATCATGATTTTTATTTGCATAAGTTTCATTCAACTTGTTACAAATGTTCCTGTGAATTTGTACTTTATCCATAAATCACCTTTATTTTGTACTGTGTTTATGAAAATCATCACCATAAATTAAATCATCAATATCAGGTTTCATTATTTGTTTCCTTCTCCCTCATTCTCTCATTATACTTTCTTCTAGCATTACGACAGCTAGGACAGCGCTTGGGAATATAAAGACCGTTCGAATTATAAAATTCAATTTCAGTCTTTTTCATTGTAAATTCATGGCCGCAATCACAACAGACAAAAACCTGTACTTCCTTGCGCTTGTCACGACAATTCATACAACGCTTAGGATATTCCAACCCGTGAATATCAAAAAACTTTTGCTCAGTTGGAGAAATCTCAAATTCTTGTCCACAATCACAACAAGTGCGAGTAATAAAATCCCGAATCTCCACACAACTTTCGGTGATTTCCTCCTCATTCTCAGCAGAAGAAACATTATCAGAATCGGAAGTAATTTCGGTATCATCCTCAAAATCATCAAATCTACGAATCTCAGACATGTTTACATTCTCCTTATTAAAAATATTTTTATCGCTACCAATTGCGCGTCTAACAGTATCTTCTTTTACGAACAAAAGATTAGCAATCTCTCTATTTCTATGTCCGCTTTTTCGATATTCCATATATACTTCTTTCCTTGTCATTTTAATTTCCCCTTTTCAAATAAATTTTAAATTTCTTTTCCTAACTATCTATATTATACCACAAAGAAAATAGTATGTCAAGTATTATTTTTACCTTCTTCATAATCTTCCCAAACACTTTCCGCTGTTTTTGAAAGAGCTTCTAAGAACCCATCATCCTCATTTTCCTTAGAATCCAGATCATATATTTTCTTTTTAAGTTCAAACTCATTTTGCATAAGATCAGCTTTGCGTTCTTCAATAATTTGTTTGTAATCTTTTGGCATATCCTGAATATATTTTGCAAGACTATCCAAAGCTTTTAATTTATCATGCAACTCAATGGACACGCCTTGCGGCCCAGACTTAATACTTTTGATTAGTTGTCCATCTACCTGACTAGATGGTTTTAAAACAATTCCATGCGGTTTAATATCAACAAAATCTGTCATATCAGCAAATGCTATTTTAATCCATTGATGGATAACATCTGCCCCGGCAACAAAAGAATTTGATAAAATTCTCACTTTTAACCACTGAATATATCTTTTAATTCTAGGCTTTTTTAGCAAAGAAGTTCCTTGGCTTGTATTTCCATCATAGCCAGCTTTTAAAAGCGCTGACTTTATATTATAAGAGCCAACAAATGCTTCACAAAATCTTTGTTGTGATTCATTCAAACCCTCAATTGCTTCACTTTTTTTCATTTTTAATAAATCGTCGCTTGTATATTCATTGTATTCTATTACATTGCGAACCATTTTTATTCACCTACTTATATATCATTCCTCACTTTCTTGGGCGGAATCAATTCCACTTTTTAGGCGTGTTTTAAAATATTCACGCTGAACTTTACTTTTCTGTTGCAAACGTCTTAACAAAGATTTCATATTGCAACGACTACAGTTGTATTCCTCATTTATAAAAAATGCTTTGTGCATTTCTTTGCACATTTTACAAAAATCTTTCTGCTCACACGATATATCAATATCGCCATATAGAGTAAAGACGAAAGCATTTTTATTGCTTTCCGATCTTTCTATTTTTAAAGAAAGAAACTTATATTTGCCAGATGCAATAAAAGGCGCTAACGCCTTACATCCTCTTAAATATGCTTCTTTCGCTTTTTCATCAACAAATAAAAACGATTTTATTTTTGAAGTAAATAAAATATTTTGGCTCATTTTAAGCACTTCCGATCAAAAAAAGAAACTATTTTTGTTTCGTTTTTAGTTTTTGTGCCTGTCTCCTTGCTTCTTGGTCTACCATATCATTATATTTGTGGTAGCTATGTCCTTTTACTTTAAAAAAACTTACTTGTTTACAAGTGCTAATTGCTTTTAAATATCGTTCCCACAAATCACGGTTTTTTACTTCTTCCCCTGCCTTTGTTTTCCAATCATTTTTCATCCAGTTGTAAACCCAACCTTGTGTGATTGTATTGATACAATAAGCGGAATCGCTATAAATAATAATTGCTCCATCTGGCAAAACTTCCAAGGCTCTAACAATTGCAAATAGTTCCATTCTATTATTTGTAGTATCTTTCTTGCAACCTGAAAACATTTTTTGTTTCCCTTTATAGAGCACTAAAAAAGCCCAACCTCCTGCACCTGGATTACCAGAACAAGCACCATCTGTATAAACAATATATTTCATATTTAAACATACTTTCTCATTTTTTCAACATACAAAATAAATTTACAAAGTAGTTCATAATAAGTATCACAATAAATTGCGGAATAAGCATCTTTTACGCGAATACTAACAGACAATCCACCAGATTCAGAATACTTTATCATATGAATTTTAATTGAATATTTTTTTGAAATACTTTTACAAATTGTTTCTAACTCTTTTTTTGTTGGCTTTTCTTTTGTATGTACTATTTTCATAACTTCTTTCAAAAGCTTTTTTCGATTCTTTTTATCTTTACAATTTAAACTTTTAATCTGATAAATTTCCATTTTTATCACCACCTATTTTTAAAAGCGCCCCCAGTACGCTGTGGAACGTATTTGACGCACGAACGCCAGAACTAGGGGCGCTTTATTTTACAAAACAGGACAACAAAGAATATTTATTTGCACTCAAAACAAAAGACTAGACCATTTCATTATAAATAAATATTTTTATTTATCCTGATTGTAAACTCCCTTAAATTCCCCGCTTAATCAAAGTCAAAATCGTCATCGTCATCGTCATCGTCATCGTCATCTACGGGCTTAGACTTCTTCTTGCTCTTCTTTGCGGGCTTCTCCTTCTCCTTTGACTTCTTTCCCTTCTTCTTCATGGGGGGCTCGTCATCGTCATCGTCTTCATCCTCATCATCATCATCATCATCATCATCATCATCATCATCATCCGCGGGCTTAGACTTCTTTGCAGGACGGCCGCGCTTGCCCTTCTTCTTGGGCTTCTCCTCTTCCTCTTCGTCTTCGTCATCCTCAGAATTCGCCTTAGACTTAGTGTCAGAAGGCCCCTTGAGCCAGCTATCAAACTTTCGTGCGGTAATCGCCTCAGGAATCACGGAAAAAACATCCATTGCAGAGCTACCAAGCTTTACAACAAGGTAAGCAAAAGAGGGGAAGCGGTGTCCAATATCTCGAATAGAGGCAGTATCATTCCCATCTACAAGAACCTGTGCGGCCTCTGCCGCAGTCCAATTCTTAGCCATAAATTTTACACTCCTTAAAATATTTAGCTATCGTTTTAAACGATTTTAGCTTTTAAATAAATTTCGCAATCCTCAACAATCAATTTGTTTAAATTGTCTGGATATACACTATCTAGTGTAGACTTAAAACTAATTTTTGTTTGTGCATTTCTATCAACAGAAAGACGATTTACTGACCATGTGCCTAAAATGATCTTTTCTCCTTGCCCATCAATTTGTGCTACTATGCGTAAGCGCTTGCCCACACTTGCAACAAACTGAATAGCCTCAGACAAATGGCTTTCCGTAAAGCTCATTTTCAGTTCTACATCGAAACTGTTTTTCGTCGAGCTTCCATCATAAACGCCGATTGCACTAATAATATTTTCACTTACATTTTCTTCACCTTTTCTTTCTTTTTTCATACTGCTTTTCATTCTCCTTTAAAAATTTATCTCTAGCGGTTTTACTTGACTTTATTACTTTTCGATTTATAAAGACTTCTTCAATAATTTCTTTCTTTTTGGGGGGAGGCTTTTTCAACAAAAGAGAATTGTATATATCTTCTAAATAGTTCAACTCAAAAACAGCATACACTTTATCGTGCTTTAAAAACTGGATTAGAAATACCGGAACTTTGTGAGAAACCTCCGCATGATATTCCAACTTTTTGATATCCAACATTTGTAAACGGTAGGAATCGGAATCCGTGCTTTTGAGCTGTACCATGATTCTTTCATTTTCCCCATCTTCCTTGACCACATCCCCGGCCCCTGACTGTGGAGCAGGTGTCAACCCAAGGCTGGAAAGAAGTTCTTTTTCATTTCGGAAGTAAAATTTTCCAGTTCTCTTTTTCAAACGTATAGAACCTTTCCGTAATCCTCAACAGAGAGAACATATAGTTCATTGATATCATTTACCATCTGTTCGGACATCTTTTCAAGGTCGCTTTGATAAATGACCCGATTAGAAAACCGGATTTCGTTCCAATCTGGAAAATCTTTTACTTGCTTAAACATTATCTTTTCCACCTAACCTTTCAAAAATAAAACTTATCAGTTCTTTTTCTTATACAACAAGAATTCTTCCATCATCTTCAACAGAAAGTACATGAAGTTCGTTTACTGTGACCTTTTGCTCTTTCGACATAGCCATGAACGTATCTTTTGTTAGGGTGAGTTCCTCAAATCGTAGCAAATCCCAGTCCGGATAGTCCTTTACTTGCTTTTCCATTTTCGTATCCCCCTAACATTTTACTGGATGGTATATCCTTCCTCATCACACCTATAGTATACCACAGGTGGGCTATTTTGTCAAGCACTTTTTTAAACTTTTTTACTTGACAAAAACATAAAGGATAGAATTACTCTAATTGATATAAAAAGAAACTACTTCGAATGGCCGTACATATTCAAATTCTTTCAAAGTGTCAACACCAAAAATTTTAATAATTTTATCTGCTTCTGTGTCGATCTTTAAAAGGATTTATTTTTCTTTTTCCTTTTTCACAATAATTGTATTTTCGGAATTATTACAAATGGAAAGAAGTTCATACAGTTTCATTTTTAGGATTCCTTTCTTTTTTAAGATAGCTCAATTACAATTGCTTTTTCTTTTGAATCGGCAAGAATATACTTTACATCACGAGAAAGATATTTATTCAAATCATCCATTGTAATATTGTAAGTAAAGTGTACCCCATCTTTTGTCTCATTGATGGGAAAGATTGTGATTTCACCGAGCTTGATTTTAACAAGCTGTTCAAACACTTTACAATTTAATAGGACTTCTCCAAGCTTCATATTTTTTCCTTTCTAAATCTCAACTACAATTTCTTTTCCATTTCCATCAATATAAAAATAAGAAACATCATATAGCAAAAACTTACTAAAACAAACAATTGGATTTTTATTATCAAGCTCTTTCGGTGTTTCGTCAACAAAAGAAAATTCAAAACCAAAAGGAGAAATCATGAAAAGTTCTTTTCCGTCTCTCTTTACAAGGATAAAGTATTCTTTATCCCGAAATTGAAACGTATTGATAAAATCTTTTAATTTCATTTTCATTTTCATTTGCATTTCCATTTCTGTCTTAGCTCCTTCTTTCTTTTATATTTCTTTCTTATATATACTATATATACTTACCTACTTATCTATATATAGTATATCATACTAAAAATAAATTGTCAACAGAAATAAAAAGAAAATAAATACATATATAAATATCCAAACTTCTATACCCATTTTATTTTCCTTTCTTTTGTTTGAAATATTTTATTTTAAATTTATACTATATACTATAGCTAACAAATAAAATATAAAATATATATCACTTAAAATTCGTATGATATCAAATTTCATTTTATATATAAATCTATAAGTCCGTAAACTTTTACTTTTTAGTATTCCCTTTGCAAAAGTGGATTTTTGGTAAATCCATAAAGGGCAATACAAGCGGAATCTGCGGCATCATCATCGTATTTATAAAAAGCACCGTGATTTCTGCACAGAGAAATTTCTTTTTCAAAACCTTGTTGAATGATAAATTTAACCGCTCTTATTTTTTGGGGGTCTTTTACTCCTTTGAGCGGTTCAACAAGAGGGCGGGAGGTGCCAAGGACAGCCGTTTTCCAAGCTCTGGTGTCCGCCGACCAAACACAAATGTCATAGTCATAAGCCCTATCAACAAGGTATGCAATCATGGCGGAGGCGGGCTTGATGACCCCCGGACGGATGGTTGGAGAGGTGTAAAGGCCGGGTGCGGCCCCTGCGCCCGATGAGAACAGGCGTAGGCGCTCACATATGACCGCAATAGAGGTGGGCGGGTAGTGGGATAGGGCCGAGGAGATCGCCCGGCCTAGGGCCTCTGAGACGGCTCTACGCTTGAGTGTCTTTGAGGGGATGGCGTGGAGGTCAACAGAGCGTACAACCTTTAATTTTCCATCTACTGCCAGTGATATCCCAGTGCGGCTATAGGATTGATCAACCCCAATACAACAATGGACAGGGCGGAAAATGGCTCCTTGATTAGTATTCTTTTTTCTCTTTTGAGGCAACTATTTCACCACCTTTTAACTGCCAACAAGGTAGAAGTTTGCGGCCAAAGCCTACATTAAAACAAGCAGAACGCATATTACATTTTAAAGCACGTTTACAATTTGGGTCTTTGCATTTGCGGGGTGGGGCCATATGCTGGGTAAGAAATTCTTGCTTCATCGTCTGGATTTCTTTTAGGCGATCAACAAAAGGTAATACTTTTTCTTTGGAGTAGTAAACCATAACAGGCTTTATTTCTTGGTCGTTTTTATCATCCATCAAAACAAACCCTTTGCGGTGTGGAATACCTGTATATTTAGATAAGGCCCAACAGTAAAAGTTAATTTGCTTTTCACCAGATGGATGGGAATTAGATTTTTTAAACTGAAATGTATTAACGGTTTTAACATCACAGATGATTTCATTTTTTACGCTTGCTTTTCCAAATGGCTTCCCAAAGTCTAACAAAGCATCAATGGTAAAAGATAAGTCATATTCAGGCAGAAACAAAGTACGCTCTATTGCTACATCTATTCCAGCTCTGCGAAAAAGTTTATACCACTTTTCATGAGTTGCATTACCCTGTGCAAAAATTTTCAACAAAGAAATGGGGAGATTTTCACCTTGATTCATTTGATAGAAAAGAGATAATACTTGCTCACGATAACAAAATTCATTATCACTTGCAAGAATAGCGGAAGCATGGAGGCCATAACGATTCTCAAAATCTCGATCAGTAATAAATAACTTTTCAAGGTTATTCTTTACCATCATTGCATCAATAGCACTTTTACTTCCATCTTTTAATTTTGCCAAATCCCCCTTTAAACTCATGTCCCAAACTCCTCTTTTCTTTGCTTCATAATTTCTTTGCGAATAGCATTTAAATCATCATAAGATGTAAAACCACGGTCAAAAAAGAAAGGAACTTCCGCCTCTCCATATGGATTAGAAATTTTACTTTTGACAATACGAAATTTCATAATAATACCTATTTTTTCATTTTGAGCGGAAATAGCTGGATTTTTATTTGGTATCTCAATCCATGCACGCCTAGCCACTTTGATTCTTGCAGATGTATAAAATTTGATAGCGCGTCCTCCGGGAGTAGTTTCTTTCTCTCCGAATGGCATAGCATTCATCAAATCTCTTACTTGATTGATTAGTATGACTGTCGTACCCGTTTCTTCACAAATGCGGCGGATGGAGGGGAGAGATTTAGAAAATAGTCTAGCAATGCCACCAATTTTCATTTCGTTTTGAGTGTCTTTTTCAACCTTATCTACATCCTCTTTGGGCTGACAAGCTGGAACAGAATCAAGCGCGATAATAGGAATACCAGTTTTAGCAAACTTAATAATTGCGTTAATTGCTTCCTCTCCATAATCCGCACGATAAACAATCATTTGTTTCGGCTTTACTCCGATACTCCGCGCCCTATCTTCATCATAAGTCCCCTCAATCGGGATATAAAGGCCAAGCTTATGCAAAGACATAAGCCAGTAAACAAGAGAAGTTTTACCAGAACTTTCTTGACCAAAAATTTCGATAATTCTTCCTTGCGGCATACCTCCGCCTAAAAGTTCGTCAAGGCTTTCAATGCAAGTTGACCAGCGAGGAATCATCAACTTTTTATTGCTACCCGTTGTAAAAATAGAGCCTTCCCCGCTTTTCTTTTCAATGTCTCTGCAAAGAGATTGTATTTCTTTTAAATCCATTATTTAAACCTCCAAAGAAGGATAGGGCGGCCAAAGGCCGCCCATTTTTACTTACTCAAAAAATATAACATTTCCATTCACAAGAACTATATTATATTTTTTACCTTCATAAAAAATAACCATAACTCTTACAAGGAAATCTCTTTCCTCAAATTCTATTTTATTATCAAAACAAATTGTACCATAACGCATTATCAATGATGGTGAATATCCTACCATTTTAATTATCCTCCTATTATTTATATTTTATTTTACACATACATATTAACACATCTTATTTTATTTATCAATACCCTTTTGATAAAATATTAGTATTATATTTCACTACATTCTGTAAATATCTTTTTCTATTAAAATCACATGCACTTGCATCTTTCAACAAAGTAATAACGCGAGAATTTAATAAACGTTTTGGTATTCTATCTACTAAATCGTCAATGTCTTTATATTTTCCATTTTCTTTTCGTTCTTCCTCAATCGCTTGTGCAACCTTCAACCCTACACCTTTTAAAGCTGTTAGGCCCTCTTGTATACATTCCTCACCATCAATTTTAGATAAGCTATATAAGGCTGTACCATTTACATGAGGCGTTAATATAATTGTTCCTCCTTTTACTGCTTCACACTTATATTTAAATAGATCAGATTCTGTAGGTGCATATTTAAGATTAACAAACCAGAAATATTCATTAAAATGTACTTTATAATACATAAGTTCAAAAGCTATCAAAGCATATCCTAAAGCATGACCTTTATTAAACGAATAAGTCAAAATATTATCATAAATTCGTCCCGCATCTTCTTTGCTATATCCGTTTTTCTTAGCACCTCTTATAAAAGGTTTTCGTATGCGCTCCTTTTCATCTGCTAATAAACGCATTTGTCTTTCGCCTTTTATCATTTTCATAATCAAGTCAATATCAGACCATTTAAGCAAACCAATTTCACGACAAATTTTAATCACCTGTTCTTGATACACTACTGTTCCATACGTATCTTTAGTAAGTTCATAAAATTTATCGTGTTCAACAGAATCAGAATTTAATTTATTTTGTGCATATTGATCGGGCATCCCCAACCCAAGCGGGCCAGGACGGTTTAAAGCATTTGCCGCTGTAATATCTCCAATGCAATCGGCATGTATATTTCTTAGTATATCTTTGGCCTGTTCGCGTTCAAACTGAAATATTGCATCTGTGTTTCCTTCTTCAAATTGCTTTAATGTTTTTTTATCATCAAGCCAATTATAGCTAAAACTTTCGCCTGTTAATTCTCTTAATTCTCTAACAATTGCAAGATTTCTTAACCCAAGAATATCAAATTTTAATACGTTGATACTTTCAAGATTGTTTAAGTCGTATGCAGTTGTTAACTTTTCTCCATGCTTTTCAAGGGCTGAATAGTTATAAATAGAAGTATTTACAATTGCAACACCCGCCGCATGCGTACCAATATACCGCACCTTGCGGTACATTTTTGAAAAATGTTTTAAAATTCCATCATACTTAGAATTAAATGCCTTACATGTATTTTCATACTCAATTTCAGAATAATTGAAATCACCTGTTTCAGAATCGACATGTTTTTTTACATAAATTTTAATATCCTTTTTTGCTTTTTCATCTTCTACACCGCATACTTTAAACAAATCATTCAACAAATTATCAACTTTATATAGCCCAAAACTACAAACTTGTGCCGCTCTATTTTTATATTTCTTAACTAAATAATCAATTACCTCGCCACGCCTAGAGGGTTCAAAGTCAATATCAATATCAGGCTCTTTCTTTTTGTCAATTCTCATAAATCTTGAAAAATCAAGATTAAAATATATACTATCTACATCTGTAATACCAAGTGCAAAAGCAATTAAACAATTGCACACAGAGCCACGGCCCGGCCCTACTTCAATTCCTGATCTCTTTGCAAATTTTACATAATCTTGCACAATCAAAAAATAATCAATAAAACCATGATGTTTTATAACATTTAATTCTTCCATACATCTTTTCCAATATCTTTTATTATATTTATCTTTTTGCTTTAAACCTTTTCTAATCTCCTTTTTAATTTTTATTTCTGATTCTTCCCCATTATCATACAGCACGGGAGCCTCTTTTGTCAAGTCTCCTAAAATATCGTCTTCAACAGAATCAACTAAATATTTAATATTCTGCTGATATGCTCTCCCTCTGTCTGCCGGATCAATCCCACCATATTTAAAATCACCATGCATTTTCATGAAACGTTTTCTGAATTCGTCCGGTTTTGGCATATACCTATCTCCATAGGTATTTTTTACATGCTCTATATATTCCGGTTTTGTATTTTTAATTTCATGCATTTTTAAATATGTGTCAAAATCTTCTTTTGCTCCATAGTGAGAATCCGAAGTAAGTACACAACGAATGTCTAAATCATCCGCCATTTTCATAAGTTCTACGTTTACTTTTTCTTGTAATCCCTTTTCACTCACTCTGTAAGGCTGTATTTCAATATAAAAATCCTCACCAAATATTTGTTTAAACTTTTTAAGTGCTTTAATAGCTATATTATTTTTATCACTCTTTATCTTTTGTGCAGGATACCCACCAACACAAGCAGACGTACAAATCAATCCTTCTTTAAAACGCCCCAACAAAGAAAAATCTATAATAGGTTTGTAATAAAAATTCTTTGCATTTGCATAAGTTAACATACGGTTTAAATTTTGATAACCTTTTAAATTTTTACAAAACAAACAAAGGTGATAGTATTGTTTTCCCTTTTCAAACTTTGGCATAAAATAAACTTCTACACCCAATATAGGCTTTATGTCTGCTTCTTTACACGCTAAATAATGTTCAACTAACCCGGAAACCGTCCCATGATTAGAAATACTAAGTGCTTCATATCCATAAGACTTTGCTAACCGTGCTAAATATTTAGGTTTTCCAAAACCATCAAACAGACTAAATTCATCATGTCTATGTAAATCTACTGCAAACATTTTTACACCACCTTTTATTTTATACAAGGAAAGCGGCCCTAAGCTGGGCCGCTTCTTGTTTTACTCTTCGTCATCGTCATCAATAGGGAAAACATGAATATTATTCCCTGTCACCTCTAAAGACTGGTCTTCAGGATCAACAACACTTTCGTCAAATTTCATACCGTCAATAAAATCGGCAAGAAGATTCATTTTAACTTTGCATTCTTTAAGAAGTTTAGAAACATTCCCAACAACACTGTTAATAAATACAATATTATCCGCATCATTAGAAATATCCTCTAACTTCTCATAAAGATTGAAAAGCATAGAATATTCCTTTTTTGCACGATTCAAACGCTCTGCATAAAACTGATTTTTAATACTAGCATCCATTTTTAAACTCTCCTTTAGTCAATTGTTTTTCCAAGCAAATGTAGTTCTACTTGCTTCCCATTTTTGTCCTTTACCAAATAAACCATACGGCCTAAATGATAAATCATGATTTTATAAATTCCATAAGGTGTCTCAAAAGTGTTTTCAATTTGCATTTTCCCAAATTCATTCAACTTTTCTCTTATACTAATCTTTTCTTCCTTCTTTTTCATTACATATCCCTTTCTACATTTATTTTATATTTTTCTACAAAAGCATCGTATAATTCAAATGAACTAAAACCAGAATATAAACACATATTAACAAGAAAACAAAAACAATCTACAATTTCATCTAATTTTTCTAATCTATTCACATGAATTATGCGTACTTCTTTCCATCGTTCATCTGCTTTTAATACTTCTCCAAGCTCACACACTAAACCAAGCACTTGTTTCTCAAATAAACTTTGTTTATCCATCGGTAAACCTATGCTACCGTTTATTTTACGTTGTAAGTCTTTTTGCATTTCAAACATATCAACCAATTTATCCATACTTTCACCTACATTGTGCTACACGTTTTAAGTCTTATCAACAAGAATTTCAACTTTTCTTTGTCGAAACCATTCTTTTTCTACTTCCATATATTTCGTTATTGTATAATCACCTTTTGCACATTGCAAAACATATCTAACGATAGAATTATTATATATTTTCTTCCCCATGTATTTATATACATGTATATATCCTAATTTATTTGTACTTCTGAAAATAGTTCCTTTTTTAATCTTCCTCATCTTCCATCAATTGTTCATAAACTTCTTCGATATCTTCAATTTCATAAGTATCTAGTAATTCGTCCGCTAAATCTTCCGATTCATCAAAACCGCGAATCTCTTTCTTACTCATTCCCATTTCTTTAGCAATATCAGAAAGAGTATCAAAATCAAGTTCATACAAAGTATCCTTAAAACTTTTCTTCTTTTTACTCTTTTTCTTATCCTTACTTCTCTTTTTGCTTTCTTCTTCTTCGTTTTCATCATCGTTATCTTCATCATTATCAGTTTCATACGCTTTTGAAATAATATCCAAAACTTGCTTATTATTATAAGGTTTTGCTTTCTTATTTGTAAAACGTTCCTTATCAAGAGGTGTTACAACAAAAGAACCACCCGTTCCTTGTCCCACCTTTTTAATTTTATAATCACGATCCATAATTGTATCAAATTCAGAAGACATTTCAATCAAAGACGGAATAGGGGAAACGCCAGAAGCCTTAAACATCAGCAAACGAACGGCGTTAGAATCATAATCCCAAACGCTCCAAACAAATTGTTGTTGTAATGTTACACCATCTTCACACAACTTGCAATTTTCATGGTCTTCCTGATCGTGGCACGGCTCCATAATTTTTGCTCCAAAGTCATTATGAAACCAAATCATAAAACCATCGTCAAGTTCCTGCAAAAAGCGAATTCTCTTCACCGCATCCTTACCAAAATAAAGAATATCTTTCTTACTTGCCCCGCTTTTTGCAATTTGTTCTTTCATTTTACTAATCAAACTACCCATTGTTTGCTTCTCCCTCTATTTCATGTATAAAACTAACTACTTTAATATTTTGTCCAAATATACTTTTTAAAGCCGCTTCCGCTTGTTCAGGTGATACAGTATCTTTAAAACTTGCACTATAAATTTCAGTGTCATTTTTTAACCCTGTATAATACATGATTAACATAACTAACACTTCTTTCTGTTTTTATTTAACATTTCTCTATACTCTTTTGGATAATACATTCCTTTTTCATAACGATTTCGATTTAAAAACTTTAGCCTAGTTGTTCCGTATTCACCTAACCCGATTACTCCAAAATTTGCAATCGGGTCAGGAATTTTTCTTCTATTTTCAACATCCTGCAAACAAAATGCACCTTGATAAAAAACTATCTCGGCTTTATACTTCATATAACATTTCTTAAACAAAGGGGGCTCAAAAAATCCAACTAATACTAAATCATGTTCAAATAACTTCTTTCCCTTATAGTCCATTATACCACTATATCGACATATTGTCAAGGGGTCAATGATACTACTTGAAAACCTAGAAACAATTGACCATTCCCAATCCGGGCCACTCTTTTTAGAGAGATAACCAATTATCATTTTATCTTTTTCTTTACAATATGCTTTTACCAATAATTTATCATAACTACAAGCTGGCTTTAAAATAACAGCCGCATTTTTTTCATTATTCATTTCGATACCACTTACCTTTAGTAAATTTATAATTTATATTACCTTCCTCTAAAACTTTTAACTCTATAAATTCGGCATATGGGTGTTCCTGCTGAAACAAAACAATAGAATGTGTATAAGTTTTTGTGTTATAAAAAGCTGTTCTTTTTACACCTTTTTCTTTATATATAATCCCTATCAACATAAAATTACCTTCAAAACCTCATATTCATATACTTCCCTACTATTTAGAACTTCTATGTAAGTATATAGAGCATTAAATATATTTGTTTCTTCAACTAAACGCTCTTCTATTTTACCATCAATAAATGCAACAATCTTATATTTTTTCATTCTCATTCCAAAAACCTCTCTATTTGTCTTTTTACTTTTTCTTCCTCTTTGCTTCCTTTTTGAATATCCCCCATATCCTTTATCCCTTTTGGATATCTCAAGCGAAAAACAGAAAAACCATAAACAGAAGAAACTCGTTTTAAATACCGATATCCCTTTTCTCCTGCTTCATCATGATCTAAAGCACAGATAATATCTTTTATTTCTGCTCTCTGTATTCTTTTTAACTGTATTTCACTTGCTTTCCAGCCTAAAATGGCAGATACGTTTTTTATCCCTATTTGAGAAGCTTTTAATTTATCTAAATATCCCTCTACAAGTATAATTGGCTTTTTCTTTTCATATTCCCCCGCAAGTGTTTTTTCTCTACGAAAGCCACGATTATACATATACTTTCTATTTGCTTCCACTTGTGGGTCAAAAGTACGCATTACATACCCACGAAACACACCATTTTCTAAAAGAGGGAATACTATTGGATAAAAACTATTTAAACTTGCTTTTGCTCCAAAATGCTTTAAAAGCGCAGGAGAAAAACCGCGCTTTTTCATATATTCATTGCACGTCCTAGTTTCTTCTTCAACAGAAGCTACAAAAGATGGGCGAAACCAATTAGGAGTTGGAAGGTTATAATAAAAATTTTTTGCTTGCATTAAACTTTCTTTTGCTGAAAGTAATTTGGGATTTTCCTTTTCCGAAAAACTATTTCCAAATGCTTGGCTATCACTACTATATATTGCATATATCGTATTATATAGCCTATCATTATTTTTGTCAATATTACATTGTATACTTTTTTCAACTAGCTTTTTAACTAACTGTTTCATTTTTGATATGCATTGAACATCAGTTAATTTTTTATTTGGATTATCTAAAAAATAAAAATGCTTAAAAAGTTCTATACTTGAACCATGAGCACCACAGCCATAACAACAGAAAAAAGAAGTTTGTAAGTTTATTTGCATAGATGGATTTATATCACCATGAAATGGACATAAAACCTTATATAACTCCCCTTCCGCTTCTCCGTTATATAGCCCATAATAAGCTAACAATATTTTAAATTCTTTATCGGGAGTAATCAATCTAATCACTCTCTTGCATCTGGTTTAATTAAAATTTCTCTGTCTATATTTGTCATTCTAAGCACTACACTTTTTGTTACCCTTGCTGTATAACATCCATCAAGCTGTTTCAACGTAATGGTTCCGCGTTCATATAACTTTGATAGTTTATCTTGGTTTACTTTTTTTTCAACATGTAAAAATGGTTTTACTTGATCTAATTCTAAATCATGTGATTTTAACCATTTTGAAAATTGCTTCCAATCTCTAACTTTATACTCTCTATCAATAAATTCATAAGCCTTTTTTTTACCCAATTTTTTTATAATTGCACCAATATCATAATCAATTGTTGGTCTTTCTTGAACAAATACAGTACATTCATCATTTGACACTCTTTTTTCGCCCGTCTTTTCAAAAAACTTTTCCATTATCTTTTTTTTACTATCAAGTAACATTTTCAAGCCGGATATCTGATTGTTAATATAAACAATATCTTGCAAAGTTTTGTCAATACTAATTTTCTTTTTCATATCTTAATTTCCCCTATATTTCAATGCATTATAAATTCCTACAGGCCAACGGCTTCCCATCTTTACCCAAACAATGCTATTCTTTTTAACATAAAAAATAGAACCGTTATGGGTAGAAATTGTATATATCCCTTTATCTTTGCTAATGTCCACCACTTTACCAGAAATCATTTTATTTTCAAACATAAAAGCAACAATATTACCGATTGAAATATTTCTTAAATAATGTTCTCTGTTTTTATTCTCCATTTTAAATCACCTCTTTATTATAAAAGGTTTTTGCTATCCTCCCTTTACAAAAAATAGTTACAAACTTTTCATTATATTTATTTAACAAAAGTTTTGCAACTTTATAAACATTTTCTTCCGTATCTTTCCAAACTTCTATCATACCGGATGCAAATTTTAAATGATACACTTTCATTTCATTCACTTCTTTCTTTCAGTTTATACTTATAAATATATTATACCACATCAAACTACATTTGTCAACCATATTTTTTAATTTCTTTCGAAAGTTTTTGCGACGCTAACTCATTTATAAAATCAAAATATTCCCGTTGGGATTCTGCCGCGCTATTAAACGCATCTTCTACGTCTCCATTTGTTTTTTGATTAAAAACCGCTTTCGCTGTCACTGTAGATAGCTTGCAAACGGATGAAAGTAAACTCATTGTTAGCTGTCTTTCCTTGCTATGCAATTCTTCTAATTCTTCTCTTTTTCTTTCACGCTTTTCTAGTTCTTTTACTTTTTCTTCTTCTTTCTCAATTTTCTTTTTTGATTCTTTTTCTTTTTTTGAAGCAATTATTGTATTGATAATCGTAACAAACCCTGCAACAATTGCACACACAATAGATGCTAAATTAGCGTCCACACGAATCAACTCCCGACATAAGCCCCGGCTTTTACAAGTGTTTTTTTAATTATCTCTGCTATCTCCTGTCTAGTAATATCAGATAACGGGCGTGTCCCGTCCATAATCTTCATATCAGTAATAACTTCCCAACTTTCTTTTGCCCATTTGTCTACATTTTTCTTTGCTTTCTCAGAAATATATTTGTCCATAGCAACAGAAAACATTTTATTAAATTCGTCTTGTGTCATTTCTTCCACCTCCAAATATTTAGG